TTATATTTAACTCTAATAATTGTTGTTCCTTCATCTGGTAGCTCAACTTTAAACTCTTTAGTAAATTTTCTAAAGTTGTGAACTCCCCATTTACATAATAGATTCATAGCTTCACAATATATAATTTTTGAGTATAATCGTGTCCGTGTCTATAGTTATTATACTTACCTACACACCTCATATTAAATAATTCCTTTAATATCCTTTGTCTAGCTCCACCATAGGAATTTTCTCCAAGAGTAGTAATTATAGCACCAACTCCATCTCTTTTCAAGTTGTTTAA